TGTTTTGCTTGTTGTGCTCTAGTTATTGCCATTATACTATTCTATTTTGTTTTTCCAAATAAATCAAGGCTAGGCATTACGACATTTACATCTTGAGCCATGTCCTCTGCCTTATAACCTTTAGCTTCCCAGTCTTTTCTTTCCTTAAAAAGCTCTCCAGTTTCCTTGTGTCTATACGTTGTTTCTACTTTTGCTGGTTTTAATACTTCCATTATACTGTTACCTCTTTCTTAATATTTAGATAGCTTATAGCTACGTCAAATGAATCAGTGGTGCTGGATAATACTGTAAAAGCATCGCCTCCCTCTACCACCAAAGGTTGGGTTAATAATTCTGTCGTAACATTAGCAGTTAGTGCTGCTGATTTAATTGCAGTAATACTATTGTTTGTAACAGTCACACTTGGAGTGCCTGCAGATGTAACTAAAATAGATTTAATAACATATGTCTCACTTACCAAAGGATTGCCAGATCCAAAAGGAGTTAACGCAGCTCCACTTGTACTATTATCTACACCTACAAATTTAAATTGATTTGCCATTAATTTATAAAGAAGTTAAATGCTTCTACTTCATCCTTTAAATCTTCTTGGTATGTTGTATTTAATTTTTCCACAATAGCGTCTAAATCTCTAACTTGAGATTCTGCTACTTGTAAATTATATTCTGATTCTGGTCTAGTAATTACTTGTACTATTTTTGCCATTATCTTCTTCCGTCTGGTTGTGTATCTAATCTAAACGTTCCTAGTTTCCAACTTTGAGATGTAGAAGTGTTTTCTATTTTTAAAGCAATTGCTCTAGCTCTAGCACGTGTATCTACTTTGGTAGTAGAGGATGTAATATCAAAAGGACCTAAAGAAGAACCTGCTTGACTATCATTAGGATAGTTTCTTAATTCTAATGTAATTCTAGTAGTACCTGTTTGAGCAATAAAGTCAGGTATAAATCTTCTAATCTTCATTATAAATTCACCATCTCCTTTAAAAGTTGCAACTCCTGTTTGTTGTCCAGTTGATGAACGAGCTTGTGTAATATCAAAATCTCCTGACTCAATGTTTGCAGTAATAGCTGAGATCACACCATTTTTTATTTGATCAGTTCCTGTTTCGTGTTCAAAATATATTGAGGTCCCATCTGTGTTACCTACAACATCAAATGATGTATCTGTTCCTGCATCATATTCTAATGCATGAGGTAAACCAAACACAGCAGAATCTTCCCACATAGTTCTAGCTAATGTTCCATTAGTCCAAACCGGTCTTTGTGGAGAAGAGTCAAAATAATTATAAGAAACTACTCTGTTAACAACTGAAGATGAAGACGTTGGATAAAACCACATAACTTCACCAAAAAGATTATTTAGTCCAGCTGACACCATTTGATTACCAGAATCTAAATTTATATCATCATAAACATGATCTTCTACTAAACAAGGTAAAGATTCTAATCTACCTGCATATCTAAAGAAACCATTCTCTGACATCCAATACGCAGCACCATCAACTTCTACACATGCATTCTGTCCAACCAATCCACAGTTAGTTCCGACTTGTGCAAACGCAAACGTAAATGGTTGACCTACAAAACGTTGTGTGAATAACGCTGTGTCAGTCCAAACATAAATAGCATCACGACCTCTAATTGCTCCTCTGATCTGTGATCCGTCGGCCAGTCTTTGTGTGCCGGCTGTGTTAGTTGCTGTAGGTATATAAGTGTTTATATCTTCTTGGTCCGAGAATCTAATAAACATATTATCTTGTGTGCTTGGTGATCCAATAGTTGTTTCTGTTCCAAAAAATACTAAGTGTCTATCCGGTGTAGATACAACCATGTGTCTTGATGCTGTTGGTGCACCAGATATAATTGTTGCTCTGTCAGAAGTTGCAGTTGCTGATGCAGAGTCCCATTGAAAAACTTCTCCATCATGAATTAAACATATAGCTTTGTCACCAAAGTTATCTAATGACCACATACCAGGTTCAAGAACTAAGTCACCAGAAGCAGCTTCGCCCCATGCAACATAATTACTTGTGTCTGTTATTGTAGCACCATCACTGTGTGAAGCTGCAGTTGTATTTCTAACACCTCTTGTAACACCTGTTAAAGTATTACCTGATATACCTGTGTAAGACATTTCTTCTGTTCCTATTAAAATAAAGTTTGTTCCTGAACTTGGAAACGATCCTACATCCGCTAATACAATAGTTGTTGTTGAAGAATTTATAGCACCATTTAAAGTTGTAGTAAGTGGTCCTACTTGTTCTCCTCCCCACGTGCCTAATCCATAACCAAATCCTTTTGCTTGCACAGCAGGTCCAACAGTATAATAATGTTGTACTCTTATACCACCCGATGTTGTTGCACCACTTCCTGATTCATTAGAAGGCATTGTAATGGTGATTGTTGTACTGTTTGGTACAGAAGTGACCATAAATTTTTTATCATCAAAATCAGAGGCTGTATAGTTTGAGTTTGTTATTGTAGAAAAATTATCTAATAAAACAATATCATCTTCTTGAATATTATGATCTGTAGAAAAAGTTATTGTAACCGTAGGCGAGCCATTAGTAGTTGAAAAAGCATTGCTCAATGTTGTAGTAGATTTGATAGGGTGTATGTCATAAAATACACCACCAGAATATGCGTATAAAATTCTGTTAGTTCCTATAATAGAATATTTTCTACCTAAACTATTTATAAAATGATGAAGACCTCTACCGGCTCCTGTTAATTTATCTGCTCCTAGTTGTCTCCAACCACCTATTTTTTCAGGTGTTCCATATCTAAATCTAACATTATCACAATCTACCCATTGACCTTCTGCTCCGGTAGGTGTGATTTGTTTATTAATACCTGGTTGAAAACCTATTTTCTGCAACATAAAAATCCTATAATATTTAGGCAGGAGACGATGTATGGTGGAATCTCCTGCCAAAATATTATTCTACTACATTATTTAGTAAATTTAAAGCCTTTAAACCATTGAGGTAAGCCTAAATGTAGACGTTCGTCAAACATATTTTCTTTAGCTCCAGATGTTTTTATATCATTATAATGTAAGAAAACTTGAACACACTCATCACCTTTAAATTTTTTTCTCCAATGCTCTAACTCACATCCTCTGTAGACTAACATATCACCTGGTCTTAAATCTACTTTAACACCTTTCATACCTTCTTTACCAGAAGGTTCTAAATAGATTGGCCAGTTATCACCACCTAGATTCATGGTAGTTGATATCTCACAACTAAACCTATCTTTATGTCTTTTTAACTCATGGCCTTTTTTATAGACTCTAGCATAAGTGTAGGCAGGGTATAATTTTAAATTAGTTGTTTTTTCCATAATGGGTTGGCATTTTAACATTAAAGTTTCCGCAGCAATATCTGAATAATTACTATAAGATCCTGGAACTTGTAATGTTTCATTTTCATAATATCCAAGGAGTCTTTCAAAAGGAGACATGTATCTTGCTTTTATACAAGTATCATATACTTGATTTTTCATTACAAAATAATTAGCTAAAAAAGAAGCTAGTTCTTTTGAAATTGCTTTACGTATAATTATATATTTATCTTTTTTAAAACTCATTTAATTACCTGATTTACATCTAAAATTATATTACCTGATATACTTACTCTAGTTTTATTAGAAGTATAAAAAGGATACACTTGGTGTCCTCTATTAGCTGTAAAAAATAACATAGTGCCTTCATCTTCTGGGTTTAAATGATAGTCATGCGTGCAAATTCTACCTGAAGAATTTGTATAAAATAACTGAAATGTATTTGGATAAGCACAATTAGCATGATCAACAAAAGGTAATTTTTTTTCTTTATCATAACGAGCAGGTATCTTCATCCAAACTACAAAAGAAAAAAGACCTGAATGAGTATGGAAAGGATTAAACTCATGTTTCTTTTGAAAATTTACCCAAAGACTTTCCATTTTAAAAGCACAATTATTATTTAAAATTTTAGGAATTAACCACGTGCCACAGATAGGTTGATCCATATATTCTTCAATAGTAGGTAATACTTCTTTTTCAAAAAACCAATTGTTTTTATCTTCAAGAAAAAAAGAACTATTTATTTGACCAACTAATTCTTTATTCCAATTTTGTTTTTTATTTTTAATATAACTGTTTAATCTATCTAAAGTTTCTTTAGAAAGTTTTCTTTGTACTACACCTGGATCATTAAAATTTACTATAGTCATTAATTTATTTTATGTTATCTATTATTGAATTTTCAACAGCTTGTATATTCCAATGTATAAACCTAAAAGGTTCTTTTCCATAGTCTACCGCAAACTCGTGTTCTAAGTATCCTGGAAATATAACTAAAGTTCCTGGTTCAGGTTTCATATGAAACTGTTCGTGACCTGCCCATACACCGTTGATGTCTGGTTTCATTTTTAATTTTGTAGATCTTGCACCAGTTTTTGGTTCGTGAAATACAGGATAAGAAGTTTTATCACTGCATTTTAAAAAATAAAATCCTGATACGTGTTGGTTCCAATGTATGTGCGCAGAGTGATGACCACCACCTTTCTTAGCAAATTCTTGTACCCACATTTCATTAAATACAAGAGTGTATTTATTCATATCGTAACCTTGTTGATCTAAATATTCCCAAGACTGTTGACCAACATATTTTTTAAAATCTAAAAAATTATTATCTGTAACTAAAGAAGGTGTGTGGTAAGATCTTCCAAAGTCTCCATTTTTTTTTATATGTTCTTTAGCTTCTTTAGTGGCTTTAGCTTTTTTTATATGTTTGTTAGATGCTTTATTTAAAGAACTTAAAAACTCTGTTTTAAGTTCAGTCCAAATTGGTGTCCAAAAAAAATTACTTTTATTCATTATTTAAAGGGGTCTCCTAAATTCCATACTACTAAACTGTACCTTGATCCTTTCGTTATTGGTTTAACTCTATGCCATACAAATGAAGGAAATACAACAATAGATCCTTTTGGTAATATTTGTTTTGCTTTCATTACATGTTTAGACTCGTCTCTCATAGGTGGATCATAATTTCTAGCATCAAATTCCAACTCTCCACCCTCATACTCAGAACCATCTGATAACTGACAAGTCATAGATAGTTTTCTAACTTTACCATGATGAGGTGTATTAGGTTTGTTGTATGGACTTCTCCAAGAGTCACAATGCCAATCATAATGTTGGTTTAATTTATACTTAGTAAATTGTGCTTCTTCTGTTCTTTCCCATTGAAAATTCCACCCTGCTTGTTTATTTGCTAGATGCACGTAAGGTAAAATTTCGTTGTATATCCAAGTCTCATCTAACCAAACTATGTCAGAGTTCCTAGTATTTTTTAAATTTCTTACTTCTTTTTTATTTAATTTTTTATCCATAAAGTCTCCTGTTGTCGCTATAGCTTCTTCTTTTTGTAAACCATATTGAATAACATCATCACAAAACTTAATAGGTAAAGCACTTTTAAAATACCAATAATAATTAAATAAATTCATAAGTTATAGTTTGTACATAATTTAAATCATGTGTTTGATTGTTTTGTAAATGATACATACAAGTTGAAGGAAACATTATAAATTTATTATCCGTAAGATCTATATCCCAAGATCTTCCTTTACCTCTATTATCATCGTAATATATTCTTACACTACATTCTTCTGTTTTTAACCCATACAACATTGTAAAATCTGGTGAGTTAAGTAAATCTACAGGATTTACATTTATAATAGGTTGTGAGGTTTGTCCTGGTTTATAAGCATCTACCCAAGTATCTTTACTTCCAATTGATAATTTATATTTTATTTTTAGGTGTTCTCGTATGTAAGTATCTAACATATCCCATTCTCTACTAAATTTAAATTTAGAATTAGATAACTCTGCTTTTACACCATCTAATATTAAAGAACCTCTTTGTATCTCAAAGTTTTCTGGCATTGAAACATCGCCATAATATATAGGTATTTCTGTTAAAACTATTTTATGCATAATCTTTCTGATCCATACATTAATTAATATATAGAATATTAATAAAAAGTCAACTATGCTAAATTATCGACTGCAATCCAACCTGTAGAATTATCAGCTTGATAAGCTGACTCATCCCATTGGTATTCCCAGTGATGTGTATTTGCGTTATTTTGATTTTCTTGTTCTGTTGTTAAATCTGGTTTTTCTAAAGGTGGTACCCATCCAAGAGTTACTCTTGTCCAAGATGCATAAGGTTTTGGAGGAATAAAAACATTATTACTTGGGTCCCAAATAAAACCTACCCCTGCGTAATTTCCTCTAAATGCTTTTGAGTCGTCACCAGATTTATGTTTATTTCCATATGTGTTATAAGAAGTTTTAATCCAAAGATGTGCAGGCCAGTTATTATTTTTTTCTAAATATGCTTGTCCTACTGATTCAGTTTCTACGCCTTCTTCATTTTGACAATCTGAATCATTTAAAGTAAGTACACCTAAAACTATATTCTCTTCTGATATTTTTGCAAAGTGTGCCATAATTATTCCTGGAACCTATATCTTATTACAACGACTCCTGAACCACCAGCGCCACCTTGATTTTCTCTATCTGTTTGTGGATTACCTGTATGAGGTCCTGGAGGATTACAAGTTGCTCCCACGGGTGAACCACCTCCGCCACCAAGATTAGTGCCACCTGAAGTTGCTAAAACTACATTTCCAGAACCTGGACCTGTAGTAGTTCCTGAGTTTCCTCCACCACCTGGACCACCAAGTCCTTTATTTCCATTATTTTGAATTGTTCCTTGTTGTCTCATTCCGCCACCACCGCCACCACCTCTTGTAACAGATGATCCTGTAATACTAGAAGCTGTGCCGTTTCCACCATTTCCACCTTTCATATTAGGAATAGGTACGCTAGAAGGTATTTGCACTCCTGCACCTTGTGCGCCACCACCGCCACCGGCACCATTATCATTAGCGTTTCCGCCACCGTTTCCACCGCCATCAGTTCCTTGAGCTGGACTTGTAGGAGGTACATTTCCACTTCTACCTGCAGTAGTAGTTCTACCACCACCGCCACCTGATCCACCACACATAGGGTTTCCTCCACCCCCTGCTGAAGTTATTGTTGAAAAAACTGAATTTGTACCTGAACCTTGAGGAGATGTAGTTGGTGGATTAACTGCGTTAATAAACCAAGGTGCACCTCCAGCGCCAACTGTAACTGGTACAGGTGATTCAACTGGTAAAGAAGCACAAGATGTTTTTGCTAGTGGGCTATTAGTCCATGGACCAGATACAGGCACTTCATGAGATTCTCTATAACCTCCAGCACCTCCACCTCCGGACATTGGACCGGCTCCACCGCCGCCACCGGCTAAAACCAAGTAATCAACTTTTGCTAAATCTCCGCTTCCAGCTGAAACACAAAAAGTTCCTGGACCAGTAAAAACGTGTACTTTAAAATTAGTATCTACTGTTGTTACAGTTCCACCAGTTGCTGCAATGTATGCATCTGGTTTTCCTCCGGCACCAAATCCTAAAACTTGATAACCAAAAGATTTACCTCTAGATTGTTTTTTTTTAGAACCTTTTCCAGTTATTATAAATGGATTTTCTACATCTTTCATAATTTTTATCCTTATGCGTCGTTAGCAGCATCAGTAGTAAAGAATAATTTGATACCTAGAACTCTACATTCACCGGTAAACGTATCACTACCGTCTGCTGCGTCTCTATATAATTGAAAGTAAGATTGTTCACCTGCTGCAGGAGATCCCGCAACTGTCATTGCACTACTTTCAGCTGTAATTTGTTGATCTTCAACTGTTCCAATACCAGCATCTGTAACTTCGATTGCTGTTCCATATGCAACATCGATAGTATCACCATCTGCACATGCAACACCTTGCAAACCAAAAATAGCATTTCCTGTGTTAGTCGTGCTAGGTGCCCAATAAACTTGGTAAGTTAAAGTACCTTCGTTCCATGATTTAGGCATTGCTATTGTAAATTGTGTATATTGTTTTGTACTAGCATCAAAATCAAATACTTTCATATCTGGTCTTGTAGCTGTTGTTTCTACTTGTTCTCCGTCAGCTCCATTAGTTGTTGCTGCATACATGGCTGCTGCTGGAATCCATATAGTTTCTTTACCTGCAATTTTAATTGCACCTGTAGCATCAGCACCATCTACTGCTTTAGCGACTCCAGTTCCATTAGGAGCTATAGTTATATCTCCATTAGCTGCGTCTGTAATTGTAATCGTACCTGAGTTAGTACCTGAATTAGTATCTAAAATTAAATCGTGTGCTCCGCTAGAAGTTATAGTTGCATTTGCGGCACCTGTTCCAAAAACTGTTTCTCCAGTTCCTTTTGGTTTGATAGCTATGTCAATGTTTGAATCACCACCTGTTGCAGATAGTGTAGGATCATTTCCTGTAGCAGCATTTGCTATTGTAAATTCGTTAACTGCTGAACCTGTAGCTGTTAAAAGTGCAAGTTCATTTCCGTTCGTATCTAAAATTGAAGTTCCAATTTTAGGTGAAGTTAAAGTTTTATTAGTTAAAGTTTGTGTTCCTGTAAGTGTAACATCACCAAAACTTAAACTATAAATATCTGGGTTAGTACCATCGTCTGCTGTAGCAAATACAAGTTGATCACCTTTATCTGTAGCAGAAAAAGTAAATGTATCTCCAGAACCAGAAGCATATTTAAATTGTACTGTGTAAGCACCTGATGTTGAATTTCTTAAAAAATAAAAGTTTTGAACATCTAAAGGAATTGTTACGATTTGATTTCCAGTAATAGAACCTGTAAACTCAATCATTCTATGAGACATGACTGCTCCGGTTGATCCATCAGAAACTGAAAGAGCTGTAGTTTGTGCACCACCTGCTATAGATTGTGCAGAATAGCCACCTGAAATTTGTTCAATGATACTTAAATTAGTATTGGTTTTTGTACCCCACGTACCGGCATTTTCTCCAGTTGCTTGAAGTTCTATACCTAGAGGTGTGTATGTTGATGCCATAAATTTTTATCTCCTATGCTATACATTACTATAGCTTGTATTTGATCCTGTTGCAACACTTGTATAGCTTGTATTTGATCCAGTGTCAATATTTGCATAAGCCTGTATTCCAATAATTCCTGCAGTAGATGTAAGCTCATCTGTTACTAATCCTTGTACTATGTCTGGAGGTGTAATAGACCCCGCTGATGTAGTAACTGCTTGTCCAGATAATTCATAAGCAACTTCTGTAATAATTGAACCCACACCAGATGTTGCAGATACACCTGTTACATCAACTAATTCAATAGAAGTAATTGTAATATCTCCTAAACCAAATGTTGATGATACTCCTGTTATTGGTTCAGTGCTTGTACCAAAAGTTAAACCTGGAGTTCCTAAACTTGATGTCGCTGAAACATTTGCTATTGGTTCAGTGCTTGTACCAAAAGCTAAACCTAAAATTCCTTCATCTGTTGTAGCTGTTTGTCCAGAAACAGAAACTGTTGGACTAATTACAAAACTAACACTACCAACACTTGTTGTTGCTTCTTGACCAGATAATTCATATGCAAATTCTAGTGTTAGAGATCCTACACTTGTAGTTACATCTCGGCCTACTAAAGTAAGAACCTGATTTGGAGATTCACCCCAAGAATTATCTCCCCATTCATCTCTACCCCAACCAACTAATGTTCCAGTGTAAGACATTGTTGGTGTTGCAAATTCAGATTGAACACCTGTAACAGGAACTCCAATCTCTGCATCGACCACTACACTTCCAATACTAGAAGTTAAAGAGTGGTTACTTCCTATCATTTCTAATAGGTATGCAACTTCTGTATTAATTGAACCTGTAGAAGAAGTTAATTCAAAACCTGAAACAGAAATAGTTTCATCTCTTCCTTCACCCCAATCAGCATCGTTCCAAGCTAATCTTCCCCAACCTGTTTCGTTAAATTCTTCAGAATTACCTAAAGATGTAGTAGCGGTTACACCTGTTAATCCTACAACTACAGTATTAGATTGCCATGTGTTTTGATTCCATGCAACTGAGGGGCTATCTCCACCCCAAATTGATGTTTCCGACATAAGGATTTCCTCCTTACGCTATACGAATGATTGCGTTACTTGCGTCTGCTGTTGGAAATTGAATTGTAAAAGTTCCAGAAGAAACTGTTTTGTCACCACCGAAAGCAATAACTGCTACTGCTTTGTCTGATTGTGAATCATTATAAATTAAAGCACCATTAGCTGTAAAAGAAGCAGAAGTATAACTTACATCTGAAAAATCACAAACTGCAGTTGATCCAGATAAAGCTGGAGTTACACTCGTTAGAGTTGCTCCACCTGCAGAGTATGCAGATCCAGATGTGTTAGATATTTCGTTTGATGTACCGTAAGCTGTAGTGCCAGCACCTAAAGATGCATCACTTGTAAATAAAGCTATTTTAAAAGTGTTTCCACTTGATGCTGTGAAGTTATGTGTTCCAACTAAAATCTCTTGCTTAAAGCTGTTACAAATTGCCGATGATATTGCCATAATATTTTATCTCCTATGGGTTTGCTGATTTAACTGGTATTCGAATAGCGCCATCTGTGTAGTCATCTCTTCGTCTTCTACCAACTTGTTCGTTAGCAAACTTTTGTACCTCTTGTTTATACTTATTTTCATATAGTGTCAACATATCTATTGGACCTTTTAAAAAACCATATGTCTCTGAAAGACAACAATATAATAGACCATTTGGAAAGTTTAAACTTATATAGTTGGAAGTGTTGCTAGACTCTAAAGTAGCTGGCATTTTATTATAATGTACTCTAAATTTGTATGTTGCATCAGGGACCGGAGCAAGAAACATTCTTCCTGATGTGGTATCTGTATTACCTGTGGCTCCTCCATACATAGAATAATATTTAGGTTTACCTCTTTTTGTGGACTCAGTTGAAGATACATATTCTTGTAAATAAGTTACATCTTTTTTTTCTAACCAAATATTTGCTCCATCTATAGCCGATGTAGAATCATATACTTGGATACCTCTTACAAAAAGAGCTCCTGCTGGAGCATTAATTGATTCTTGACCCACAACCAAATTACCTGATTGTTGAAGTCTGTCAGCATCTATTGGAATATCTCTCATTATTCTATACTGAGAGTTTAAAATTATATTTTCTAATATAGCTGTAGTTAAAACATTAGAATCTGTTTCTGTATAGTTTCTTATTTGTGTAACTAAATCACTATAACTTATACCAGCCATTATTCTGATTCCTTTTTATATTTTAAACGTATCTTTTTTTGTCTTGGAGTTTCCTCCACTTCCTCATACATTGTAAGATGAGGATCTTGTTTTTCAGATTTAAAAATATTTTTTATCCAGTTCCAAATTTTATTTATCATGCTTGTATTGTTATAGGCCCAACGGAACAACCGTAGCCTCCTCCTTTTACACCACCAGTTGTAGCAGTATCTGAATTAACTGTAAAGAAGAAGAAATTAGATATCATATAATCAGTTGTATTTCTTCCTGGATTTCCATCTCCTGTATCACTAACATATTTACCAGTTGTAATAGCATAACCTGATCCTTGTCCTATTTGCGCTCCTGTAATTCCATCAAAATTAGGAATTGTTGCATAAGCAAAAACAGGATTTGTTGTTGTTCCTGTTCCAGGTGAAATTGTTGGTGGACCTCTAAATAAATATGTTGTTCCGTTTGTTAAACCATGTCCAGGTGAAAATACATTTATAATTCCGGACCCTGCAGCATAAGTTTCAAAACCATTATTAGAAATCATTACAGTTGTAGCAGGTTCTGTTCTATCTGGTCTTACTTGTAATAAAGCAACACCATCTCCACCCACAGGTTTTGGTTCAAGTTGTGGTTGTTTAGGTTCATATTCTGTGTAATGCACAAAAGAACCATTCCACTCTCTAACCATTTCTCTATATGGAAATTCCATACCTGATCTATCAGAAATTGCTTTAGAATGTTTACCTGTTGCGTACTTAGACATTAAGTTCCTGGGTAATAAGCTTTTGGTGTAATAAATGTACTTGAAGCTGAACCATCTTCTGCAAGTGCTCTAGCTAATTCATCTTCATAATATAATTTCATTTGTTGAACCAATTGTGGTTGATATTTTTGTGCAAGATAAAAAGCTAGACCTGAAGTCATACAAGGAACAAATCTAAATGGAATATCTGTTGCGTTTGTATAATCTCCAACATCTTGAATTCTTTTTATGTAATAGAAATGCATATCTTTAGATGCATTTGTTGAATCAGGTGTAGGGTAAACGCTAATACTAACGTGATCAATAAATCTTTGAACCCAATATTGATTAGGTGTACCTTTAGAAAGTTTATTTGAAAAACCTGCATAAGTTGATCTATCAACTTTAGTCATAGGTGAATCAGATTGAGTTGTTTGTGTTCTATTAGCTCTTAATTGTGCTTCAAGGACATCGGACATTCCATATATACCATTTGGATTAGAAGTGGCACTTGTACCATCGCCGCTTGATCTAAAAAATTTATATTCTGCCTGTCCTTCAATTAAATCTAAACTTGTACTACCTATTTCCCAATAATGAATACCTCTATTACCCCATTCTTGAAATAGGATATTAAGAGATCTTCTGGCTGACTTCATTTGATAGCCAGCTACAGAATTTAATCCAATACGTTCAAAAGATTCTTCTATAATTTCATCAATAGAAAAAGTTTTATCGAACGTTGCTGTTCCCGAAGTAGTATTAGCCATTTAAACTCCTACGTTTCGTAAACTTTAATCCACTCACAAACGACTGTTCCGGTATCTCCTGCTGCACAAGCTGGTAATACTATATTAACGTCTCCAGTATAACCACTAGCTTTAGTGTTTTTTAAACCACCAAAATCAGAGTAATCATATTCCATTTCACCATTTAAACTTTGAAATACAACATCTGTTGTTGCATCCCATTGCATACGTAATGCGTCTGCTGGTGCAGTTACTGAAACGTTACAACTAACTTTATTAAGTCTTACAGTTTTGCAAGTTTTACCATTGTTTGATGTTAATTCAGAAACGTCAACTATTTTAGTTGTGCTTCCAGAGTTATCAGAAACTACATTGTAGTGAGTAATAAGTTTTTTTGCTCCGTCAAATACAGTTGTATTTAATACTGTGTCTGCCATGTTTTGTCCTCCTTTTAAAGGACGCCTGCATTACCAGGCGCCCCGAGTTAATTTATTTATTACGCTGCAAATACAAACGCACCAGTAACTTGAGTAGTCTCAGCTGCTAGTTTTGTTGCAATGTGCCACGTACCTGTTTCGTAACAAATGAAAGCAATTTGTCCACCAGTAGTCAACAAATTTGTTGCTGCGTTAGCTGGTGTAAAAGTTAATTTAGTTTCACCTGCTGCTGAAGTATCAAAAGTTACTTCACTTGAACCTCTTGATTCAATCACTGAACCAGTTGCCCAAACATCAGAACCAGCTGCATCAAAAACTAATGTTGCTGTTCCACCTGTAGTGTCTTTTGATTGACAGTAAATTACAACTGTTCCTTGTGTTGCTGCTGGCAACGTACAAGTTGCAGCTGCTGCACCTGTGTAATTTATTACAGAAATAGTGTCTGCTGCTAGTGTAATACTAGTAGCTGTTGCTACATCTGAAATTGATAAACCAGTTAAGTCAGGCATACCTGAACTCATTCTAGTTGTTACTGCTCCCGTAGTTGCATTTTTAGTTGCTACTTGGAAACCTTTTTCGGACCTTACCGGTCCATTAAACGTAGTTGATGCCATAATTATATCCTCCTAGTTATCGAACATAGTCTCTAGGCCGTCGACTATACGCGTCTATGTTCTAATTAATTGTATAGTAACAAAAGTATATACTAGTTTTGAGTAGAGTGCAAGAGAGCCTGTAATGCGAATTGAATTTATTCAACGATGTAGCTTTTGATTAAGTAGCTACTGAAACTTCAGGAGCAGAACCTTCAATACTGTTCTTTAAGTGAGCAATTCTAGCTTCTTCCAGCTTAATGTCAGTGATGATCTGTTTTACTTTGTCATCAATTCTGACCATTTCAAGAGTATATCTATTATTAGATAGATGCTCCTGTTCCCACTTCAACTCCAAGGACCTTTTTGCTTTGTATAGGTCTTGTATCATCTATAACCTCCTCATAGGTTATTCTATTTACCTTGTCATTATAACTATTTCCAAGGTTTTCCCAAACTATACTATTTTCTCCAAGTTTGTCAAGGATAGATTGTTCAAGGTCAGTTGGGGAATCTTCTGATTCTACTGTAAATTTAGCGTGATGATTATACGCCCAAATGTTTATTATAAATTTTTTCATAAGTCTCACTTTTTTTTTACCATATCTTATTATCATTTTCTATGCAAGAAATTTCAAACTGAATACTAATTCTTTCTTTATCTTTAGATACAACCGGTTTATGATTTACAAATCCAGGAAAAACTAAAAGATCAAAAGGTTTAGGTTCTATATAAAAAACTTTATTTTTATGTTTTAATTTTATCCCACAATCTTTAACTGTTTTTAAATATAAAACTCCACATAAATTACAAGTATCCTCATGATTATGCCACAATTGAGTTCCGCTATAATCTTTATTAGTATAGTAACCCCACAGTTTAGTTACTGTATTAGTTACAGTAAATTTTTTAAGATTTTTTTTGCAATTATCCAAATATAAAGAATATAATTTATCGTGATATTTTGTAAACAATTCATAATTGCTACCCATATAATATCTTTGCCAACTACTTCTTTTATTAAAAGAAGAAATACAATCATTTATAAGTTCTTTTTTTATATTCTTTAAATCTTTCTTTAAATTATCTACGTAAAATATTTTTTCTTTCATACCAAAAATGTAAATGAGGCGGTTTAAAAACCGCCTCATAAAATTTATTGATTACGCACCTTCAACGCCGAAGATACCTCTAGGGTCTGATACGCCGAAGCTGTATCTTTCTCTAGCTTTGTATCTAACGTTTCCAGTATCAAAATCACCTTCCATTGCAGTTGTCAATGGAGCTCTGTTGAACATTTTCATTCCATTTGGAATGTCTGTTAAGATATAGAATGCATCTGTATCTGTTAGGTAGTTGTTCACTCTATAACCTTGAGGAATCATACCCATAGATACGATAGCATTGATATCGTTATCAGCTGTTCCAGTTCTACCTTGAGATTTCATTAATCTCTCAGCTGTAAACTGAAGCTCAGAAGGAATAATCATTTTTACTCCTCTTGCTGCAACTCTAAGACCTCTTTCGTCAGTCATTTGACCAATGTCGATCAAAGATTGCTCTAACGAAGTTTCGTTAAGGTCTGCTTGAGTAGTTAGTGTGTTTTGAAAAGTTCCAGCCACTGTTGGGTGTGATGTATTAAATAAAGATACACCGTCACCTGAATCAAAACCATCCGTTGAAGGAAGACCTTGAATTAGGGGCTCGACAGCTTTTACTTGCTTAGCGTTACTCATAGATCTTGCTAAAGCTTTTGTATATCTAGACGCAAGTCTATCATACAAGTTGTCCTCAATCGCTTCTTCAGTGATTGCGAACGCTAAAGCTACAGTCTCGTGAGTGTAACGAGCTGTGAAAGTTTCTTGTGCTTCATCAAATGATACACCTGAACCTTCACCTTTTACTTGTGCGTTTGCGAAACCAGATAACATAACTTCTTCTTCAAAAGCTCTGTCAGATGATTCCTCGTTATAAATTTCAGCATGCTGATTTTCATAACGTTTATATTCCAAGCCGAACAGTGCGTTCAAACCTGGCTCTAGTTCTTTAACTAGTTGTGATCGTGATATAGCCATTATTGTTCTCCTATTCTGCTATTAGTTTTGTAGCTCAATTAGATTAGCAACTACTACTACTGATCTGAAAGCCGCATTTTCATCGTTTTCAGGATCTTCAGCAGATCTTAGTAATCTCCATGAAGCTGCATCAGCACTTGTGTCGCCGATATCTAGTGTAGCTGAAGACTGACCAGTAGTTGTACTACCAGCTGTTGTGTTCATGTCATACGTTTCTAAATATCCAGCTTGTGCTACTGCGTCATCAGTTGCTACTACATATTGTTGTTGAGGGTTATCGAATACAAATGCATCGATATCTTCTGAGTTTGCTGGTGTCACTTGTACGTAATGATTTGCAAACGTTGGCTTTAAAGTTGTAGCCGCGTTGTAAAATATTCCGTTAAGTACTCCTAGAATTGGAGCATCAGTTGTCTGACCTCCAACAATGTAACCAGCAGCAGAAGCAACCGCTTCACCATGATATACAGTTGTTGCATATCCGGCGTCGATTTTGTATTTGCCTTGACCAGAAGTCGCTGGCGTTGAGCCAAGAGTTCCTGCAGGGATCAAACCAAAACCTTGTGTGTTTCTATTTGCCATAGTTGTTTCTCCTTATGTACCTGCCCCGAAGGGCCTCCAGTACGGTTTATAAATTCAGTGATTTAAAAAATTACTTTTTCGTACCACCGAAGGTTACACGAGATTGCCTTTCAACATTGATCGGCATTCTACTATCCTGCTCCTTCATAAGATCGTTATTTACGGCTTCGTCTTGTTGTTTATGACGGTTAGCCATATACTCTTGACGTTGTTGCGCGATCTCTGTTGGTACCTTCGCAAGTAGAAGGCCACCGACCCCAATCACTCCCTTGTATTTGCCCTCATCGAGGACTGGATAATCAGATGCATTTTCGACTTCTTCGGCTCTAACTAATTCATAACCTTCTCTTATTCTTCCGGTTATATTTTTAGTGTCCTGAAAGCCAACGCTTTCTGCTCTTATCCATCTATACCTGAATCCATCAGGTGCAGGGGGTGCATCTAGAGAAGATGGTGGAACCCACACTTTAGGTCGTTCAGACTTTGACCGTGTTTGGTTCGCACGAGAAGTATTTTTATTTTCGTTTTCCATTTTACGCTCCTTCCGTGGTTTTTAATTGTTTTGCGTACTCTTCGAGTGGCACACCTAATTTTTTAGCTATTGCTACCTGTGAAGATGTGAGTCTCACAGTTTTGCGACCTGGCTTTACGCTTCTTGAAGCAGAAGCAACTGTCTGAACAGGAGCGGCCGTTTGCTTATTATTAGTAGTACCAAATTTATGAGGAAAGTCAACTCTGATTCTTCTGTCGACCTCTGCATAATATTCATTAGAGTTTGGATCATAACCTTCTTTTTCCGTTAAATCCTTGTGTATTTCAAAAGCAGTGTAAGTCATTGCTTTATCCGTACCAAACCATGAGTTATTAGAAGCCCATTGTTCAGCTCTAGGATCTGGATTAATAGGTTCATCCATTTGTTGAGTTTGGACCGGTGGTTGAGATAACACAGGTTTCTCAGCCTGTTGTTCTTCTCTTCCTGCTTTAGTTTGTTCTAATTTTGCGTTCTCAAAAGCAAGAGTCGCAATTCTTTTATTAGCTTCAACTTGAGCTGCCGCATCTCCAGATTCAATAGCTGCTGCTAATTCTTTTTGCGCAGCTTCTAAACCTGTTGAAATACTAGTCTCAAACTTTTTGACATAATCAGCATCAGTTTTTTCAAATCTTTTTTCTAATGCTTGTCTTTTTTCTTCTACACCTTTAGCGTAATCTAAAGCAGCTTGTTCTCTTCTTTCTGCTTCTCTCATCTTACGAGTTAATTTTGCAATACGAGATTGTACACCTTTACTGTAGTCTTCTAATTCTTCATCCGATTTTTTTGTTTCTTCTTTTACTGGTTCTTCTGTTTTTGTTTCTTGTTCCGTGTTTTCTTCTAGCTGTTCAATTACAGCTTCTTCTTTTACTTCTTCAATATCTATAGTAGCATCAGGTCCTGATGTATCTATAGGTACTAACTTGTTTTCTTCGTCTGGCATAGTTTACTCCTTCCTATGATTAAAACTCATGCAATATATCTTCTGGACTATCTATTGTTGCTAACACTTCATCGTCGTTTAGCAGACGCATTTCCCCACCATCTATCTTGATCCGTGATCCGGCGTAACGTGCAAACATTACCCAATCATTGACCTTGCACCACGGACCTTCGGGATATCTCTCCTTATCCTGATAACATTGTGAGCCCATGGCTAAAACCAAACCAACTTGAGATGCAACTTGTTGCCTCTCTAAAGTTGTTTCAGCTAATACTAATCCACCTTTAGTTTTTTCTTTCATCTTGAAAGGTAAAACTATCATCCTCCACCCAGTAGGTTTTGGTAAGTTAGGTTCTTTCTCTTCTTTTTTCTCTGATTTTTTTACACCAATAAGATCATTGTTTGGTGTTAATATCGATGACTGTTCCTTCA